TCTTAACAGGATCGTTAACACCTGCAAAAGCAACATCTGAACCGTTTGCATTTAATACAAAGTCAATTTTATTTTTAATTGCTGTAGCAACTGCCGCCGCCGCTGTTCCTGCCGCACCTGAACCTGCCGGTGCCGCTGTGTCTTGTGCTTTAACTGCTGGATATACTTTAGTACCTAATGAACAAGTCCAAGTAATGTTAGCAACCTGTACAACGTTAGTTGCTACTGCACCATGTGCCGCATCTGTTGTTATTGAAACTATACCTGTAACATTATCGTAAGCGGCCGCTGTAACGTTTACAGTAGTTCCGCTAAATGTAACTGTACCTCCACTTGTATAAGTGTGAGCGTAACTGTTTGCACCTGTCATTATATCTAAAGTAGTTGCTGATGCATTCGATGAAAGTACAACAAAACTGGTTTGAGTACTTGTTACTGCTGAGTTTGTAATAACATCATCTACAATACTTGCCAAGTGTGTAAGTCCTGCTAATGAATAAACACTATCGCCTGAATTTGTTAACTGTCCTGCTGGTGAAACTTTAGTTGAACGTAGTTCGTCACCAACCACAGCACAACCTTCTGGTACAACCATTGGAAGTACTTCGTTAAATTGTCCTGTCTTAAGGAAAAGCGTGTCGTTTGCAATTAATTGTGCTGGGACACCAGTTGTGTTACCTGCGGTCAAAGCCGCTGTAGCAATAGCTCTAAGAGCGTTTAAGATGCCTTGTGCTTCAGGTTCTTCAACTCTTGTAGAATCTGTTACACGTAAAGTTGGAGTAGCAACACTTCTTAATGCTTGGTAATCGCTTGATGGTGCATCTTGTGTAATTACATCATCAAGTAACGTTGTAACGAATGTAAGTGTCGCCGCAAATTCAGCAGTGATGCCATCATTACTTACATAGTATTGATCTGCCGCACTGTCAAAATATGCAAGTGTTTCTAATCTTGTTTTCTTATTACCACCATGTGATAAATCCCAAATAAGTGCATCAACAAATGTACCTATGTCTCTACGCCAGTTAGCCGCAGTGTATGTAAATGAACCTGTGAAAGGAGCAATTGATCCAACAATCTGTGTATCAACCCAACTTAACACTTCGTCTTGAATGAATGCTTTGTTAATTTTCATTAACTGTGTTGCGTTAGGTTTTCTTGCACCTTTTTCAATTTGCTGTAAACCAAATTGTACAGTTCTAAAAGGTTTGTCAAGTGTAACACCTGCCGCTGGAACATCTTTATCAACTCCATCAAGTGCAGTATAATAAACTGCATCAAGTTGACCAAAGAATGACCATTCTGGATCTGTTCCTGATTCGTTAACTTTTAATACTTGTCCTGGTTGACCAACTGGTAATCTTGTTGGACCTGATCCACCGTAGTAAACAAGGTCACCACGTGTAGTTAAGTTACCTGCTTCAGCACCACCGTTTAATAAATTCCAGTAGTTACCTGCTGTGTCTTGGTCTGGTCTATTTTGTCCTGCACCAACTTGCTCTGAAGTGTGTGGAGCAACACAAACATATGAGTTAACATCGTTAATACCTCTAACAACATCACCCTTGTCATAGTAAACTGCGTTTGTCCAAGCACCTTTCCAGTATAAACCTTCATTAAGTTTATCCCAGTATACGTTGTCTGGTGGTCTGTTACCTGTACCATCTGCAAGTGCAATAAATGTCCAACCTCCAAGTCTAACTACATCGCCGATCTTATAAGCCGTTGCGTTATTGTAATCACCCTTGAAAGAAAATCCTGTTGTAAATAAATCCCAATCACTTGCGTTGTTGTATGGAATAATATTAAAGTTGTTTGTTTTTGAAACGTAAGTGTAACCACCATAAGTAACAACGTCACCTGGTTGGAAGTTTACATTGTTCTGCCAACTGTCTTCAAATTCTAATCCTGGAATAAAGATAGACCATTTTGCTTCATCAGCCGCAAGTGTTGCACCTGCTGTGTGGAACGTTCCACAAATCCATAAGTCTGAACCATACTTAACAACATCATTGTTTTTGTATCTTGTTCCTGTAGTCCAGTCACCTAAGTATTCAATACCTTTGTGTAAGTAATCCCACTTGGCTTGATCTTCTTCAAGTCCTGCTGTGTTGTCAGCGCCTGCTGTATGTCCAGTGTTACAAACATAAACTTGTCCACCGTAACGTACAACGTCACCTTTCTTATATCTTGTTGTTGCAATCCAAGCGTTTAACCAAGTTAAACCGTTTGCAAATAAATCCCATTTACTTTGATCTAATTCTAATCCGTCACCTACTGATGCGCCAGATGTGTGTGCTTCTGTACACAAGTACATAACGCCACCATAACGGACAATGTCATTAACTTTATATCTTGTTGAAACACCCCAATCACCTAACCAGTCAAATCCTTCACAGAATAAATCCCATTTAGATTGATCTAATTCTAAGCCATCTGATGTAGTTGTTGCAGAAGTGTGACCTGTGTTTGCAACATATAAGTACCCGCCGTACTTAACAATGTCATTAGGTTTGTAAACTGTTGATAATGCCCAGTTACCTTTCCACTCAGTACCATCTGCCATCTTGTCAAAGTTAGAGATGTCTGTGTCGAAGTTAGAACTTGTGTGGCCAGTATTAACAATATATGTACGACCACCGTAGCGGACTACATCGTCTTTAAAGTATTCTTTGGCTGAGACCCATGATCCCTTCCAAATAAACCTAATTCTACCTAATTTAAACTCTGCCATTGTTATTTCCTAACGTTACATTTGTATTTATCATATCTGTTATTTCCCATGTCCCATTTCTTGTGGTGTAGTAGGATCGATGAGATTCTCATCGTGATCAAGTCCGAAGTTTGTACCTGCTACAAACATACTGTGAGCCGCCATATCACCATCTATTGATTTTTGGAAGTTCATTTGGGTAGTAACATTGATTTTTCTACTTGCTTCAGAACTAATTGCTCTACCTTGTATTCTAACTTCACCAGCGATAACTGCGTTAACGTTAACGTTTGTGCCACCGCCGCTAATTCTACTATCTACATATCCTGCAATAGCCCTTTGTGTAGGCACAATTTCGTTACTATTTGCTGTAAATGTTGTATCAGTACTAAATTCTCTAATAACAGCATTTGTACCACCAAGTGTAACTCCGCCTAATCGTAATTCACTTAACCCATCTAACTCAAAGTATGATGCGTTTAGTGTAACAATACCAGTTGCCTGTTCAACTGTAAACAATTCACCAACCCTAAAGTTACCATCTTGGTCAGTACTTGTGTAGAATACTCTACCACCGCCTTTGTTTTCAGTTTCTTGGAATTCTCTTATATCATAACCTTCAATTGGTGTTAGTAACGGATACTGTGAATTGTATAAGTTACCTTTACCAATTTCTAAGAAGTCGTGTCCTGTTAATCTTACCTGTGAATATTTTTGTCTAATAGTTAAAGTAGTTTCATGTTCAGGAGATTCTGCTCTATCAATGTTTGGAGTAATACCAAGCGTTGCTGTAAAGTTTGGCGCACTTCCTGTAACATTTGTAATAGTTTGTACAGCATAGAACACATCATTAATACCATCAATGTATAAGTTGTCACCTGGTCCAGGTTCTCTTGTTAAATCTTTAACTGTAATGCTTGTACCAATTTGATACATGTCTGCATAACCATCACCTGATACTGTAACACCAATGTTAATATATCCTGTACCTCTGTTTGTAAATTCAACTTGTCCAACACAACCATCTGCCATTCTAACATCATAGTAAACATCTCTTGTGTTATCTGGATCAATAATTGTCATTGTTGGAGGTGTTGATCCGTAACCTGATCCTGCTTCTTGTATGTAGAATGTAAGTAATTTACCACCACTTGCTCCTAACACAGTTGCTCTTGTTGTTGCACCTGTTTTTAAAGTTGCTAATGATGAAATAGATCCATTTGTTGTTGGATAAAATATTGGACCTGTTGATGTTGCACTTGGTATCATACCATTAAACGATCCGCCTAATGAAGTTTTACTTGTCCAGTAAACGCCATCGTCTGATTGAACAACTCCACCACTTGCTGAAATCCCTAAGAACACACCTTGATTGTATGCAATGTAAATGTTATCTGAAACGTCTGTGTTATTACCTGCAATCCATACAGTACTTGCAGTCGCTATCGAAGCGTCTGTGAAACTGTGGAAGAATTTATTATTTACAGTTGATAAATCGTTTGGTGAATCAAAAGTTGAAGCAACAAATTTACCTGCACCATACACAAGGTCACAAACATCATGTTGTACACCACCAATGTCTGGCCCAGCAGTCCATGTAACACCATCGTCAACACTTTCCCAAGTGTCGCCTGCTTCGTTACAAATTACCCATTTGCCATTTCCATAAGCCATAAATTCTGCGTTACTTACACCTGCTGTAACTTCTGTCCAGTTAGCACCATCGTCTGCACTTCTATAAATTTTATCTGTTCCAGGACCAATAGCACATATAACATTGTTACCAACTTCTATCTTAGTAAATGTTTGACTGTAACTTAATAAGTTAGTTGCTGAATCGCCCCAACTTGTTCCGTCATTGGATTGTTTAACTCTACCATTACCGTCAACTGCAACATATTGTGATGCGCCTCTAACAACTCCAATGTAAGTTAAATCTTGATATGAACTTGCTTCAGTAAATGAAGTTCCGTCATCAGTCCAAACAATGCTATTGTTACCAACAACAACTGTTCTTTTGTTATCACCAATCTTAGTAGTAGCACTCTGGACAGCCGCACTGTTACTTGGAAGTGTTGCACTATTCTGTGTGAAAGTTGGCGAAGTAAATGTAAGTCTTGGTGTAATCTCATAACGTGTTGTTTCATCTAACACTGTTGCAATAGGCTCACCTGGTAAATGATGTTGCCAACCTGGCAATCCATCTATAGGTCTTGCAACTGTCATTGTTTTGTCACCAGCAGTAACTGAATCAATAGTAAATGTAACGTTACTACCTGTTCCGCCAATTGCCGCCGCTTGTATTGTAATAATATCTCCAACTTGGTTTTTTGTACCTGGAGCAGTAATTGATATTCCTACAAGTCCTGTTGCGTCAATACTTACTGTAACTGTTGGTGGTGTTGTATCTGCTCTACTGCTTGTACCAACTTTATCTGTGTATACACCTTCAGTAAGTGTTGCATCTTGTCCACTTGTTACAGTTGATGTTACTGCACCACCGTTGTTCCAGTCGTAACTTGTAATATAAGCGTATTGTCCTCTGCCTTCACCTTCAATAATTGTAATTAATTTGTTTAAGTAGTATTCTTCATTGTTAACATCTTGGTTAGCAATTTGTATGCTTGTTTCATTACCACTTTGTGCTCTGTTGTTTGCGTATGTATATCCGTCACCACCTGCAAAACTTGAGTCACCTGGATCAGTAACTCTAATTTCTTGTACTGCACCATCTCTAAATTCTGTTAATAAACCTGTCGCACCAGAACCTGAACCTGTAATGTTTACAGTACCAGTTGTGTAATGCGTACCTGTTGTAGTATATCCAACTGCAAATAATTTGTTTTCATCGTTGTATACTTTACCTACTGTTGCTTCTGTTGCGTAGTTGTCTACCTTAGCACTAATAGGTGTTTCGTTGTTGTCAAATCCTAATGCAACTGAACCGTATTCACCATATGAGTTGTTACCATTTGTTGCACGTACCTTACCACCGTCAGTACACAAGTAACCAATGTAACAATAATATGTAAACACTGATACAAGTTCTGACAACCCGTCTGCATTACACCAGTAACCAATACCGTCTTGTATAATTTGTGTAAAGTCGTTAGCAACAATAGATTTGTTACCACCGTTGTGTAATGTTCCATCAACTTTCATACCAACACACTTGCTACCAAACGTTGAACAGTTTTGTACGTATGTTGATTTAGTTGTTACCCAAACAGATTGATCGTCTGGTCCTGCACCTGGATCAAGTGCAACAAAGGCGTTACCTGGAGTAACCCTTCTAATTAAGTTTGCATCTGGATCTGTAAATTCACCTTCAAGTCCTGACATTGTTAAGTTTCTAATACCACAACCGTTTCTAACACGGAACATGTCATTGCCTTTAGTTTCAGCAGTTGCTACTACTGATGTTGAACGTAATTCGTCACCTACAATAGCAACATCTTTTGGAACAGTAATCGGACAAATTTCTTCGTAACGTCCTGTTTTAACAAGTATTGTTGCTGGTGCTCTTGTACCTTCATCTTCTAAAATATATTGTGTAGCATACTTAATTGATTTAAATGGAGACGTTGCTGATAGTCCTCTACCTGCACTGTTAGCGTCAACACCGTCTGGAGAAACAAAGTAAACTTTATCTGTTTGTTCTAATGATTCCCAATTTAAATCTGTGTCTGCTTTAACTTTAAGTGCATCACCTGGATTATTAATTCCTAATCTTGCAGTACTTGTTGAACCATGTGTTCTGATATCACCATAGTATTGAAGTACGTTTGTGTTACCACCTTCAACAACTGTTTGCCAAAAATCTTGTTGTGTATAATCAATGTCTAAGTCTGGTCTTGAACCTGATGTACTTGCACTGTGTCTCTTAATACAACGATAAAGTGTTCCAACGTATGTTACAATATCACCTAACATATATTCGTTGGTTACTGGAGAAGCATTTACTAATACTGTTTCTGCCCAGTTACCTCTAAACTTATCGCCGTCGATTAATGTTTGCCAGTAGTTGTCTGAATATTGTGTTGTCAGATAAGACTGATCATACATACCACTGTGTGCGTTACAAACAAGATAGTTTTTCTTGTATGCATCTCTTGGTACAATGTACTGTACATATCTTTCAGTTGCCGCGGCAAATCCTGAAACGTATGCCGCCAAGTCTGCAACTTGAGTACCATCTAACCACCATGTTTGACCATTGTCAACATAGTTGTATTGTCCACCTGTATGGTGACCATTTTCGCTTGTACTAATATACAATGCATGTGTAAGATTAGATGAATCGTTTTGATAAAACTTATAAGTGTTACCTTCTTTTAATGTTAAGGCACCTATAAGTACACCGTTAACATAATATCTATTTCCACTGCCTGGATTACCAACTGTAATTGTTACATTTTCAGTTGACTTTGCATCATCTGGTTCGTTACCTACATTATCTCTAAGTGCATGATACAACCAACCGCCGAATCTTACAATGTCTCCTGTTCTGTAAGCGGTAGCGGAATTCCAATCTGTTGCAGTTTCTCTTAAGTCTGGGTTTTGATTATACTGTGAACCTAATCTGTAACCCTGTACAGTTAATTCCCAGTCACCTGTGTCTTGAGTAATTCCGTTTGCACTTGGTATGCTGTTAGTACTAATTTGTAATGCAGTATAAGTGTAACCACCGTAACGTACAATGTCGCCTGGCTGATAAACTTCTGCTTCACTCCATTGTGTTTCATATTCATAACCTGGTAACCAGATACTAAAGAAACTTTCTGCGAATGTTACATCTGAATTGTGTCCTGTGGTACAATACCACATTGTAGGACCAAACCTTACAATGTCACCAACTTTATATTTTTCTCTTTTAGAAAGTGTTTGGTTTCCTGTTCCGCCTTCTGCAAGTCTATTGTTTCTATTTGCAAGAGCATCATCTTTTTCAAAGTATAATTTAACACTATTGCCGTCAACAAGTCTTACATAGTAATAAGTGTTGTCAACAAGATTGTCAGCCGCTGTTCCGTCTGATGTATATTGAACTAAATCACCATCTGATAGTCCATGACTTGTTGCTGTAACAACTCCGCCTGTAACACTTTCAACTGCTATATCTGCTTTACTAACCCAGTGTCCTTTATACTCAATACCTGAAAGGAAAATTTCCCATGACGTTTGATCTTCTTCAAGACCAAGTCCATCATCGTTAGCACTAAAATGTCCTGTAGTACAACGATAAGTTATACCACCATAGCGTACTAAATCATCTTCTACATATCTTACTCTTGGCTTCCAAGTATCTTTCCATTGATCTGCTCTTGTAACAATTTCCCATTTCGTTATGTCTGCTTCAAGACCTGCAATGGTAGTTGAACTTGTATGCTCCTGTGTTGCAATGTAAACTCTACCACCGTATTTTACTGTGTCTCCGATTGCATAGTTTACTTGAGGTAACCATTCGTATAACCAATTTTGGTCTGCTACCATTAACTTCCAGTTACCAAAGTCGCTTTCACCTAACTGACCTTGTTCTTGAATATTAATGTATGCACCTTTGTCTTCACTGTCTACAGTTCTGTCAAAGTAATAAATTTTGTCTGGAGCAGTTAAAGGAACTGTCCATCTAATTCTTCTGCTTGATGCTGATGCAAATCCACTTAGATAAGATGAAAGCGGTGCTTCAATACCATCAAGATAATATGTAAATCCTTCTGTGTAATAATCTACTAATGCTGTTTCATGTTTGTCGCCATCTTCATACTTACTAAATGCAAGTGGATGAATTTGACTTCCAAACGTTGCGTTAGTTGCATCGTCTTGATTAAATTCGTATGTTGATCCTTTATTAAAAGTTAAAATATTTTTCTCAGTACCATTTAAATAAATTGTACCTGTAGCAGATTGTCCTCTACCTGTTGGAAAAATACTTCCAGAATCGTAATCTATTGTAACTGCAACTTCTGTTGCACCTTCTGGTACAGAGTATGCAGAAGAAGTATGTCCAATAATTGCCGCATATACTTGACCACCATAACGAACAATGTCATTAACTCTGTAGTAGTAATTAGGTTTCCACGCATCAAGCCATTCATAACCATCAGACATTTGTGTCCATTTAGGTAATGTAGCATTTAAGTAGTCTACGTAAAAGTCTGGATCAGAGGTATGTCCGTTTAAGCAAACAAACGTTTTACCACCATATGATACTATGTCGTCTTTAATATATTGCTTAGATGTTTGCCAAGGGCCTGTCCATCTAAAGCGGATTCTATCAAGTTTAAATTCAGCCATTGTTTCTACTTTCCTGCGTGTTCATATTGTATTTAACCATTATGGAGATGTCCCATTTGGAAAATCGTAATTCTGATTGATTCTAACAATTAAATTGCCTTCTTCGTCAACATAATATATTAGGTTTCTATCGTCCCATCTAAATTGTTCATATCTTAAGTTATCATATGATGTGTTATGTTCTTCATCTCTACCTTCAAAAAACTCAATTCCTCTTTGAAAATCTGGATAATTTTCTGTTGGATCTCCAGGCTTGTTTAATTGTACACCGTCAGTTGCTTTCAACTGATCTGATTTAATCAGGTACAAATCACCCTCGTCTGTTCGACGTAATCCATAAAAGAATCTACTTCCTTTTACTGTTTTTAGTAGTGTTCCTACTTCTGTACCTTGATAAAAACTTGCCATTATAAATCCTTACGCGATGTTAATTGTGTTCCCCATGTTACTGTGTGCAGTACATTGATAATACAATGTTGCTGGTGCGTCCATTGGTACTGTGAAAGTAATAACTCCACTTGATGCACCGTTGTTTGCTACGCCGCTTGAGTAAGCACCGCCACCGTTTGAAACTCTAATTTGTAAAGGGTGTCCGCCTCCACTGTTATTAATAAAGTAATAAGTTTGTCCTTTTTTCAAATACAAAACTGGATCATTAGTTGTGTTTGGAAAACCTGGACCAGTAAATGTGTAGTCTGATGTTCCGTTTGATCCAACGTTCCATGTTGTTGCAGGACCATTTTGCATAACATAACTTGTTCCGTTGTATGCAAGTGTGTAACCAACTGCTTGGTTAGCATTACTTACATCTGTTAATGCGTTAAGTGTAGTTGCACCAACTGTACCGTTGTAGTTAATTGTTAGTGTATCGCCTACAACTTCAGTTGCAATACCTGTACCACCAGCAACTGTAAGTGTGTCAGTTAATCCTGATGCTGTTGTGCTACCAGTATCACCTGTAAATGTTGCAAACAAGTTTTGGTCTGTTGATTGATCAACAACAAATTCTAATGCGTTACCAGCACCGTTAACTTTAACAAATCTATTTGCCGCACCTGTAAAGTTTACTGGTGTATCAGATAAGTTTAAGAAAGCACCGCCAAATAATGTTGGCTTGTTAGTAAAGTTTGTGTAATCTAAAAAGTATGCACTGTCAAATCCATCTAATGTATCAGCGTCAGTACCGCCACCACCTGATGCAATATCAGTTCCTGGTGCCCATTGTGCGCCGTCCCATTTAAGAACATCACCTGTACTTGCTGACGAACTTGATACATCACTTAATGAACCAATTGTAATTGCCGCAACTTCTGCCGCTGTAACTGCTGTTGAAAATTCTAATGCTGTTGCACCTGAGTTTACTCTTACAAGTTTGCCATTTGCTGATGAAAAGTTAGATGGCGTATCTGTTAATGCAGTGAATGTAGTAGAACCACCTCCACCACCGCCAGCGCCTGGTTGGAATCTTGAGTTAGAAGTATTCCAAACAAGAACTTCTCCATCGTTAATTCCTGCTGTGGTTACATCTGATAAACTGTTAATGCTTGAAGTAGTGTCTAACATTTTGACCCAAGCGTTACTGTGAGCATAGTAAACTGCCGCGTCTGCTGTAACTTTTGCTAACATGCCGTCGTAGGTTGTAGGACTTGGTAAACCGGCAAAGTTGTTATACAAGAAAGTTATTTTATTGCTTCCAGTTGCTGTACTTGGATATGAATTTAATACTCCGTTTTGGACAACGCTGAGTACTGATCCGTCTCCTAATGCTGTATATAACTCGTTAAAGTTATTATTTAATTTTGTAGCGCCTGCTCTAAGGTTATCACCTTGTCCATCATTTGGTAGAACACCTACATTTACTATTTGTTTTGCCATTTTTTGCTCCTACTCCTACGTTTGATCAAATGTAATGTTGTTGTTGTCCATTGTAAGGTTTGTGTTATCCCATTCCTTATCACTGTCAACGATTACAGTGTTGTCGCCTGCATATTCAACGGCACCATCTGCTAATCCTTGGTTAATTCTTACAACAAGTTCGCCGTCATCATTTACATAATAAAATAAATTTGCATCGTCCCAACGAAATTGTTCATAATTTAAATTCTTGTACGTCAAGTTATGTGCTGAATCTCTTCCTTCAAAGAACTCTGCACCTTCATCAAAGTCTGGAAAGTTATCAACTACGTCACCTTCCTTGTTAATTTGAATAGTGTCTGTCAAACTTAATTGATCTAACTTACCTAAAAACAATTCTCCAGAGTCAGTTCTACGTAATCCGTAAAAGTATCTTTCTCCAAGATTGTCTTCAATGGTTTGTGTAATTGACTGACCTTCATAAAAAACTGACATACTACACTATCTCCACGTAACTCATAACTGCATCTAAACTTCCGTCAATGTCTGATTGAATAGACAGTTCATTCTCTGATGCAAGAATAATTTTTTCACCACCGTTCAATACTTTTAAAGTTGCGTTCGGTGGAATCAAAACATTTTTTAAGTAAAATGCTTCAATTGATGTATCGTCTGCAATTAAAACGCTGGTACTTACAACGGATTCAGTTAAGTTGGCTAACGAAAGGCCAACGATCGTTGCTGTTGTACTTGGACCAGCCTTGTAAACAGGAACTTTCACTGTTCCAATTTCTTTAATTGCTTTTGTTCTAAAAAATGTTGCCATCTTATTTCCTTATTATCCTATTACCACTGCCATTTTAATAGCAATTTCTTCTGCATCTTGTGCGGACACAGCACCTGAACTACCTGCAACTGAAACCCACTGACCTGCTTGATCGTAAATCTCAACCCTGTCATCCTGTGTATTAAAACGCATCATTCCTGTTTCTGGTGTTGGATGTCTATTTGACAAAGTACCAGTTGGAATAACAAATCCGCCAGTTCCTTCAATCTTGAAGTAACCAGTACCAGTTTGAGCAAGAGTAGTAATTGCGCCTGCTACAGTATTAGTTATCGAATTTTGATTGAATCCAAAATTTTCTACAACAACTTTACCAGTTCCGTTCGCCAAAAGGTTCAAATCAGCGTTTGTAGTAATGGTTCTTACTGTATTTCCTTCGATTTCAATGTCATCGACTAATATTTTATTTACATTAAACCTTGTTGCGTTTGCATCAGCAATCTGTGTTCCACCTGCGTAAAAACGTATAGTATCATCGTCTGCACCTGGTGTTGCTTCTGCTGTAATATATGTATCTTGGTCAACATCACGCACACCATTTAATGTGATCCACTGTCCATCATAACCTTCAAACACATCTGTGTCTGTGTTATAACGTATCATACCATTTACGCCTGTACCTGGACGTTGTGCTGTTGTACCTTTTGGTATTGTTAATGAACCTGTTGAATTAATCTCAACTGTTTCACTGCCTGGATCAAGAACAATGTCTCCTGGTGCTGAAATAATGTTTGCTTTGAAACTTAAATCATCAACAACAATACTTCCTGTTCCACTTGCACGTAATTCTAAGTCTTGGTTTGTGTTAGTTGTTTGAATAACATTAGTATTAATGTTAATATCATCAATCTGTGCCTCACCTGTGTAAACTTTTTTCCATTCATGTGTTGAAATACCTAAGTCAAATGTTCCGTCTTGGCTTGGTACAAGGTTACTTGCAATACCTGCAACAATTTGTATGCTATCACTTGCTTCATCACCAATGGTAATGTTACCACCTATTGTAACATCTCCTGTTACATCTAAGTTTCCTGTGATGTTTACATTGTCTGCAAAGTTAATAATACCGTCAGCACTGTCAATGTTCAAGTTTCCACTTAAACTTTCTACAGTGTTGCCACTTAATCTTGTGTTACCTGTTTGAATCTTGTCGCCGTCAATAATAGTTGTACTTGTGCCAGTGCTAAATCTAACACTTTGTAAAGTATCAACGTTAAAGTTTGCGTTAGTAAATGTAACAGTGCCAGATGCTTGATCAACATGGAATACATCACCAACTCTAAAGTCACCTTTATGGTCAACTGAACTAAAGTAAATGTTTGCGTCATTTAATTTTGTAACTTCTTGACTTTGTACAACTGTTGTTGAATCATTATCAACTGCTTTACCGTTACCAATGTATGCAAGGTTCTGAGAAATAAGGTACATAACAACGCCGTTACCGTCGCCGTATATTCCATAGTTACCATAAACACATGCACTACCAATTGATCTAATCTCACAACCAAAGTCTGAGAAGTCAACCAGTTCCATTCCAGTTGCATAAGCACCGCCACCAAAGCCGATTGTCTGATCTAAAATAGTTTCGTCAGTAAGTGTTGTTGAAGTATCTGTACCGTTAAATCTTAATAATAATTTTGTGTTGTTATCATTTGAAACTTCGTTCAATGGTGGTGTGTATGAACCTGCTGTGTATCTTGCATTGTCTGAAATTCTAAAATCATCTACATAACCGTTGAAAGCATTTGAAGCATCATACACTGCACCAATAATAAACGGCTTACTTGTTCCAAGTGTGCTACTAAATGCATTATCACTATCAACTCTTGCACCGTTAACATATAAATTAATTGTATTACTTGAACGTGATACTGCAATATGTGTCCATGTTGTTGCTGATAACGTTCCGCCGGATAATATCTCTGCACCATTGTAATAAACTTTTACTGTACCACCTACGTGATATATGTATAAGCCTGTGTCAGTTGCTGTACCGGCTCTCATATCAACTAATGACTGTGTACCTGTTACGTTGTTTCCGTAGAACCAACCTTCAATAGTAAAGTTTGCTGTTCCTAAACCAAAGTCTGGATCATTTGCAATGCTGATATAGTCGCCGGTGCCGTCAAGTTGTAAACTACCAGTGCCGAATTTTTTAATTGTTGTATCTACTTGTGCTTGTCCTGAAACAACTACTGTCTTTCCACCACGTTCAAATTTGGTTTCAAGTCCTGCCGCGTTACCGTTCAAGTAAATGTAGTTTCCATCTACTTCATTTACTGTTGCACTAATTACAGTTCCGCCTGCTTGTGTGTATTGAAACACTTCAGACGCTGTTGGTGTTCCAACAAGTCCGCTTAATTTAACTTTAGTACGTCCTGTACCTTTTAATCCTGTAGTACCATTAACACCTTGTATCGCTTTGTCGGCAAAATATACAAAAGAGTTTAGCCATTCAATTCTTGCACCATTGGTTGCGTATAATCCAACTGCTCCAGGAACAATAAATGTTACTGCATGGAATAACATACTTGCTTCTTTTGATCCTGTTACTGCTACAGAGCCATCTAAGTATGCACCACGTCCTGCATCTCCTTGATCAAAGCCTCTTGGATCACTTGCACTTGTTACACTACCTTTTGTTATTACAGTTACGTTTTTAACATAAGGTGATCTTGAAGTAACATTAAAGTTACTTGCAAATCTAAAAGCATATCCATTGTCATTAATGCTATCGTAGTAAAAATCTTTGATTGACAAGTTCATAACACTTGTTTCACCTTGCAATACAAAACAATCATTGTTGTTTGTTCCTGCTGTAGGTGTAATGTTTACTGATCTAATACCTTCACCTAAGATTGCAACACCCGCTGGTACTGTTAAAGGAAATACTTCTTCATAATCACCTGGGTAAATGTGAATAGTGTCTCCTGCACTTGCAGAAGTTAATGCTTTTGTAATAGTTGTGTATGGTGCTTGTGGATGATTACCAGCATTTGTATCATTACCATTCTTAGCAACATAATAAATGTTGCCTGGAGTTGCTGTTAAGTCCAAGTCTGATAATGTAATACTGTTTGCAACAACTGTTGTTGCTGTTACATCATCAAAGTAACCATGATTCCACTTTTTAGTTGCGTCACCAATGGTGTATATGTTTGTTGCATCTGGTATTAGGTTACTGGCAATGTCTGCATTTATTGTAATACTATCTGTATCGTCATCACCAATAGTAATATCACCGTCTGCACTGATGTTACCAGTTGCATGTAAGTTACCAGTAACGTTTGTATTACCTACAAAGTTAATAGTACCTGTCCCGTTAGGACGAAATTCTAAGTTTTGGTTAGTTCCTAATGTGCGAATTACACTACCGTCTATTTCAATATCATCAATTTGTAATCTATCTTGGTAAATTACGCTGTTTGGTGTTGCAATATTGAACTGACTTGCTGTAGTAGAGATAGTATTAGTACCACCGTTGATTGTTATGTTACCAATCGGTAATGTAGTGTCTAAAATATCTAATGATTGTATTCTTGCTGAACCGTTTATATCGAGCTCGGCTGTAGGCGTTGATGTCTTAATTCCAATACGGCTATTATTAACATCTAAATAAAGTAGGTCTGTTTCAAACGCTAAATCCACTCCTTGACGAAGCAAATTTGCCTTTAAAAGCGGACCAGATATACGACCAACTGCCACCTTTTTCTCCTATAAACGGGGATCCTGTCCCTCTACCCTGTTAGACAAAAACTTGCCTCTATCGCTGGATAACCACGGTTTGTCCTGCAATTGACTTGGCCAGCCCTTCATTGCATTAATAGTATTTATCGTTTTTGGATATTAGCCTAAGATAAGGTTCCAAAGGAAGTTAATTGACTCAGCGTATTCTTCAGTAACAGATTCACCACCACCTGCCGCTAAAACCCACTGTGTTCCGTTCCAACTTTCAAGGTATCCTCGCTGTGTATTGAAACGTGTAAGACCCTGTTCTGGACTTGTGGGTCTTGCTGTATCATCACCATATGGAACAACAAGTCCCATAGTTTGATCAAACTTTAAGTAAGAATATATGTCTGCAAGACTAAATGTAAACGGTGTGTTAAGTGTATTAGTAATTGTGTTATTCTTAAACACAAGATCTTCCTGACTAATACTACCTAATCCGTTGGATAAAAACTGAATATCTGAATTAGGTGTAGCACTTGTTATTGTATTACCATCAATTGAGAAACTATTCTGCGAATCAAGTCTATTTGTTTGCAATGTTATGCCATTAATTGTAGTATTACTTGCATTTCCTGTAACTAACGT